GGCGAACTGCCGTTCGTTCAGATTTGCCCTAACCCCATGTACGATTATTATTGGGGTCAGAGCGAAGTTCAGCGTTTGGTGTTTTTGCAGTCCTTGCGGAACAAGCGAATGACGGAGATTTTGGACTTGCTGTCTAAGCAAGTTTCTCCACCGACTGCATTGATTGGTTTTACCGGCATTCTGGATGAGAAGAACTTTGCCTTGAATCGGGCTGGTGGCTTGCTAGCAACCGATATGCCTAACGCCAAGGTCGAGAAGATGGCTCCGCAAATGCCTGGCGACTTGTTCGAGGTAATCCGTGAAGTGGATCAGATGTTCGCGGAAGCGTCAGGTATTACAAGCGTACTCTCAGGTAGAGGCGAAACTGGCGTTAGAAGCCAGGGTCACGCCAGCCAACTCGCCCGACTTGGCTCCTCCAGAGCGAAAAAACGTGCGCTTATTGTTGAAGACAGCCTCGAAAAAGTATCCACCTTGTTCTTAAAGCTGATTCAGGCTTACGACAACACCAGATTGATGGATACGGAGAATGTTCCGTTCATTGCTGATCAATTTACCAATAACTATGTGGTAAAGGTGGACGCGCACTCGAATAGTCCGATATTTACTGAAGACTTGCGGCAATTAGCGTTTAATATGTTTAAGGCTGGCGCTATCGACAAGGAATCGTTGATAGATTTGCTTGAACCGCCGATGAAGCAGTTGCTTAAAGAGAAACTAAAGCGCATGGAAGAAAAACAAGCGCAGCAGCCTCCACAGCAGCCGCCAAAATCGGAAAGTAAACCTGATTTGAAAATGGTGGGGGAATAATGGCTGAACCAAGTATCGCACCTAGAGCTGACCAGCCCCGCGCTGGTACAACACAGCCTATGCAAGACTCGCCTAGAAACCCAAGCCTGCAATATCGGGTGCAAGGCGTTAAGAATTTTGACCGTAGCCCAAGTGTTCGGACTTACGGTAGATCAGTAAGGGGATGACTTTCAGGAGTTAGCTATGTACAAGAAAATGAAGCGCGGTCGCAAAACTCGTCGTTAAGAGTTTCTTCGTAAGAAGATAAAGGGGTGTGGCTGCTTGACCCATGAACTAGGTGGCCGCTGCAAATGGAGAAGACCATGGCACGCAAATCACGCAAAGGCCGTAAGGCTTGTAAGTAATCCTTAGGGATAATCCCGCAAGGGGCGGGGAAGGTAAATATACGCCCCTACTTGACAGAATCTATCGACATGGCTGATGCTATTGTCGAAATTTATGGGGTTACTATGAGCGTTCCACCGGATCAGTTGATGAAGATGATGCGTTCTGAGCGTGACGCGCAGCAACCGTCGCCTTTGGACTCAGAGGCTTCTGCTACAGATCAGACAATGCCAATGGCTGCCCCAATGTCTACGCCAGAACCAAAAATGGGCAATAAAGAGGGCGCACTGGTTAGCCTTGGTTTGGCTATTGACCTAATTCAACAGGCGTTACCGGCTTTGGGCAGCAGTTCTGCTGAAGGCGTGAAAGTATTGTCTGCGCTGCGTACCTTGTCAGGTGTCGTTGGCGGCAAGAAAGAATCTGTAAACGAATTGAAGCAGTCTGAAATTCTTCAGATGCTACAGACACTTCCACAGGCGGGTGGCGCAACGCCGGAAGGTAAGGCTTTGGCAGCAGCGCCAGCAATACCTGGTATGCAGATGCCAGGCGCAACCCCTCAACCTATGTAAGGAGATTATTGTGGACTTATTCAAACCCCGTGGTGCAGCATCGCCCCGTCGTGCTATCGACAACAATCAGCAAAATGGGCAGATCATTAATACCCCCCGTTTTTCTGAAATGGGTGGCCTCAAAAACGCAGCGGCAACAGGCAGCAAGAACAAGATGCAAGTTCAAAAGCCTGGTGACGGTAAGCGCGTTATCTAATTTATTAAGGGGATTAAACCATGTCACTCGAAGACCTGACACCAGAAGCCCGTGACGAACTGGCACTGCTGGCTAAACAACTCTCGGAAAATCCAGACACCCGTAAAGACTTTCTTCGCCAAGTGAAGAAAATGAAGCCGGAGATGCCTATTCCTGAGTTGGAAATTGAAGACTACACCCGTCATGCTGTCGAAAAGGCAAATGACCGTGTGGCTCAGTTGGAAGCAAGACTGCGCGAAAAAGATGCGCTTGATGAACTTAACAAGCGTCGCTCGAAGCTAAAGTCTAAGGGTCTGATTGACAATGATTCAGATATTGAAGAAGTGGAAAAAGTGATGCTGGAAAAAGGTATCACCAACCACGAAGCCGCTGCGGAATACTGGCGCTGGATGCAACAATCGGCAGCGCCTACGCCGAGTGGCTATAACCCGTCTGCCATCAACAAGTTTGACCTGTCGAAATACTGGAAAAACCCTGTTGCTGGCGCACGGGATGAAGCAGCAAAAGCTCTCAATGAGTTGCGGAAAAACCCGCGACCCATTGGTTTATAAAACAGGGGATTCTTTGACTCGGAGATAAACTATGCCTATTGGTGGCGGTATTCTTCCGGCAACGGGTAGTACGCAGTTTACTGAACTGACTTATGTCACTCGGCGTGCGTTTATCCCGAAGTTGGTCGTACAACTCTATAACTCGACTCCGCTTATGGCGGCTCTGATTGCTAACTCGCAACAGGCTTCCGGCGGTGTTTCGTCCGTAACCGTTCCCGTCCAGGGTTCTCAGTTTGTAAACGCTCAGTGGTCGGACTACAGCGGCTCGTTCGCTCAACCGTCCGTTCAGCAGGGTGCTTACAATGCTGAATTTAACCTGAAGCTGATGATTGCTCCAGTGCCGTTCCTCGGCATGGAAGGCGCAGTCCAGCAAGACGCAGCTATCATTCCTCTGATCGAAGCGCGTATGAACGACGCGACTAACGTGATGATGGACGCAATGGCGACTGCGCTGTACACCAACACGACAAACACGCAGCAGTTCATCGGTCTACCGGCTGCGGTTTCTTCGTCAGGTACTTACGGCAACATCAATCGTTCGACCTATAGCTGGTGGCAATCGAAAGAGTACGCCGCTGGTTCGGTCAACCCAACCCGTCAGAACATCCTTCAGTACATCAGCGGAACCGTGAAGAACGGCGCTGAAGTGCCTTCGTTTGGTGTTTGCGGTTTCGGTACTTGGACTCTGCTTGCTCAAGACTTTGTTGGTCAAGAGCAATACATGATCACTCCAGGTAACGGTTTCGACGGTGACGCTAATGGCCCTCAGGCTGCATTCCGTGCGCTGATGGTCGCTGGTGTACCAATCTATCCAGACCCGTATTGCCCTGAAGGTACTGTGTACTTCCTGAACAGCAACTACCTGTCGCTCTATATTCATGAGCAGGGTTCGTTTGTGTTCACGGGCTTTGAATCGACCCTTCCAAACTGGCAGATCGGCTACGTTGGCGCAGTGCTGACGATTGCAGAACTGGTCAATACGAAGCCTAAGTCGATGACCAAGGTCACGGGCTACAACTCTTTGACACTGTAAGGAGAAATAGTCATGGCTCTTGGCTTAAATAAAATCCTGGTCGCTGGTGCAGCCACTAACGCTGCGTCGGCTTATTTCCAGACTTACGTTGCTGGCACTGCAACCGTTGTGTTGCCAGCCGGTACTTACTACATCGCGCCGACTGCAAACGTCACTATTGAACTCAACACCAATAGCACTGGCAACATTAGCAATGCTTCTTGGAGCGTTGTGGTTGCCAATAACACTGGTGGCTTGTTCATTGCAGACGGTACAAACGTCCGTGCGAATGTGTTGTCAGGTACTCCGACCATCACGCTCTTTACCGTTGACGGTGGAGAGAATGTAAGCGGCACTTACAACACATAAGGGGGCGACATGAATGCTAACCATGTAGGCTCGCTCTACCCTGATAGCTTTGGCAGCTTTGGTCTTGCCCAAGCGGTAACAGTCAGCGTGGGTTCAACTGGTAATGCAGTTGCTCAACTGCCTGTAGTGGGTGGTTCTACTTACATTGTTCGCAGGATTACCGTCGCTAACGCAAACCAGAGCATTGCTACTGCAAACGTCACGATTCTCACCAGCAATGATGGGAATGCTTCGAATGCGGTTAGCAATGCAACTGTTCTGTCCTCCGTTACTAGCACATCAACCTGGCAAGATATTACCCTTGCCACTGGTGCTGCTACGACGGTGTACTCTGCCGGTTCGCTGTTTGTAAAAGTGAACACGGCAGTTAGCGGCGGCACTTGCGACATTACTGTTTACGGTGACATTGTTACGCTATGACAACTGTTTATGTGACCAATCGGGGCGAAAAGCCTTTGATCCATGAATTTGCTTTTAACAACTACAAGTTCCCTGTAGATGAACCTGTAGAGGTGAGCGTAGACATGGCGCGTCACGTTTTCGGTTATCAGCAGGAAGACAAACTTCCGGCGATGGTAAGACTTGGGTTGTGCAAATCAACCAACGAGATTGACGAAGGTCATGAACGTTTGGCGAAGTTTGAGATAACCCTTGAGAAACCAGAAAAGAATCGCTTTTTATCCCCTGGCGATGACTCAGTAACCCCCCTTGTGCCGAAAGCACATCGGGGGAGAACAGTCGTTAAAGCCGCTTAGATATGGGTCTTAAATGGCAACGCTCAATGGCTACATCACGGAAGTCCGTAGGCTGCTGCACGATGCCAATGGCAACTTCTATTCTGACTCCGAACTGACTGATTACATCAACGGAGCGCGGGATCGTGTCGCCAGAGATACCGGCTGTTTAAGAAAATTACAGGTTGCACAAACACCAATAGCCCCAACCGGCTATTCTGGTAATCCTGTTGCATGGGCAGCAAATACGACTGTCAGTGCTGGCGACCTAATTTTCTCAAACATCTTTACCTATGTAGTCACCATTGGTGGAACAACGAGCGATACGCCGCCACCTTATCCTGACTACACTTCTAGTTACCCGCCTTCAACGCCGTTCACAAATGGCACAGCAACATTCCAGTATGCGGGTAATGTTGAAATCATTCCTTATGACAGTCTGCCGGAAACTGGTCAGACGTTAGATATTTTGAACATCAATGTGTTTTGGGGAAACAGCCGCTACCCGCTGTCTTATATGCCCTGGACGCAGTTCAACGCACAGCTTCGCTATTGGCAGAACTACATTGGTCGGCCTGTGGCGTTTTCAGTTTTTGGTCAGAACCAGATTTACATTTCTCCGATTCCTGACCAGGTTTATACAATTGAGGTCGATACAACAATCCTGCCAGTGCCTTTAGTCAATGGCGCGGAAGTGGACAGTATTATTGACCCGTACACGACACCCGTGGCGTACTACGCAGCATACACGGCGAAGTTCAAAGAACAGTCTTATGGCGAATCTGAAATTTTCTATCAGCAATATCTTAGCAAGGTTCGTTCTGTTCTTAACACCACATTCACAAGGCGAATGCCTGACCCTTATAGCACTCCGTTCTAACTATGGCTGCGACAGAGCAAAAGAAAAGCTACGAGGTAGTCAAGAATTTCAAAGGTGTTAACACCAAGGCTAACCGCACGGCTATTGATAAGGAAGAATTTGCATGGCTAGAAAACGCCATGCCGATTGGTTATGCCAACTTAAAAATTATTCCTAATTACTCAACAGCCAATGTTTCTTTTGCAAACACAGTAACGACGCTTTCTTCTTGCAACATTAACAATGAAGATTATGCGTTAGGCTTTTGTGAAGATGGTCGCGCAGAAGCGGTCAATGTTACGAATTACACAAAAAGCAATGTAGCGGTCATTGGTACGTTTTCCAATACTGGAATCAATGTTACTCAGTGGAAAAGCGAAAGAATACTGATTGGTGATCCAGAGAGAGGCGTTTTTTCTTGGGATGGTACTGATCTTGTTACTATTGGTTCTGTTGGATCAATAGCAATTACTAAACCTGGCACTGGATACACAAGCACTCCTGCCGTTATTATTTCGGCTCCCAATGAAACTGGTGGCGTTCAGGCAACGGCTCAAGCGACGGTTACTGCTAATGCGGTTTCGTTTATCACGCTAACAGAAGCCGGAACAGGTTACACATCTCCTCCGACCGTCACGATTACAGGTGGCGGTAGCAGCAATGCAGCGACAGCAGTTGCTGGCTTGGTGACGTTCAGAAAAGGCACGGTCAGTATCAATGTCACGAACGGTGGCACTGGCTACACCAACGTATCAAATACCGTTGTGACGATTGCAGGTGGTGGTGGCACAAATGCTGCGGCTACGGCAATTCTGTCTGGTGGTCAGATTTCACGGATTGTGATGACCAATCCTGGAACCAACTACACCAACAATGCCAACATTACCGTGACGATTACGGGCGGGGGAGGCAACAATGCGTCAGCCAAAGCCGTTATCCAGACCGACGAAGTTTCTGGCATACAGACCTTTTCGGGCAGGACTTGGGTTAGCCAGGGAAGGACTGTTTATTACTCTGCTGCTGGTTCTTATAGCGATTTTACAAGTGTGTCTGCTGGCAACCTTGTTCTGACAGACAACACGCTCCACAGCAATATTGTCCAACTGTTATCAGCAAATAACTTCCTGTACATCTTTGGCGAAGACAGCATTAACGTCTTTTCTGATGTTCGTGTCACAGCGCTAGGCACAACCATATTTACGAACACCAACGTATCTGCGTCTGTGGGTACTCGGCTACGGTATGCGATTTTCCCGTTCTTCCGTTCGGTATTGTTTATGAACGAGTACGGAGCTTATGCGCTGGTTGGCTCGACCACTTCTAAGATTTCTGACCAGTTGGACGGGATATTCCCCGACATTGATTTCAGCACGACACAGATTACTGGCGGTCAGGTGTTGCTGAATAACATTCTGTGTGCGGCGTTCAATATCCGTTACAACGACAACGGAACGTATCGGTATATACAGGCAGTGTTTTTTGAGAAAAAGTGGTTTTTCTCGAATCAGAACACAGCCATGAAATTTATTACGTCGATCCCTACGGGCGGCAAAATAAATATGTACGGCACGACCGGAACGGATTTGTTGCAGCTATACGCAGATGCGAATACAGAAATATCAAGCATGATTCAAACGGCACTGATGCCGATGACCGATCCGATCAGAACAAAACAAGCGTTAAAGATTGGTATTGAAGCAACTATTTCTAATAGCGCAATATTAAGTACAACGATTGATAGCGAAACAAGTTCTAGCCCACCATACGCACTTGGAAATTTTGTTTCTTGGGTTAATAATTTTGGAAGTGTCATTCCTTGGATAAATAATTCCTTAGCATCAATAAGTTGGATTGGTGGTCAGGGCTATGTGCTATACAAAACTGACGCGCAGCAGTGGGGTAAGTATTTAGGTATGACCATTAACTCAAACACAACTGGAATGGTTATCCATGGTTTTGACTACGAACATGAATTGAGAGTGAGGTTCTAAATGCCAGTTCCAAATACATTTGCTACAGCGACAGCGTCGATTCCATTGACGCAGTTGGATGCAAACTTTGCTACGCCAATCACGCTTGGCAACACTGCTATTCAGCTAGGAAATACGGTTACTACGTTGAACAACATGACGCTGGCTAACGTCATTATTAGCAGCGGCAGCATTACAGCAAACGTAGCTAACGCAACTGTTGATAGCGTCAATGTGGTTGGCTATATGGGGCTTCCTCAGAATAGTCAAAACGGAAACTACAACGTCGTGATTGCCGATGCTGGTAAGCATATTTACCATCCGGTAGGCCAGGCTGCGGCAACTTATACATTTCCTGCAAACTCTAACGTAGCATTCACGACGGGAAGCGCGGTAACGATTGTGAATGGGTCTGCCAACAGCGTGACCATTTCGTTGACTTCCGACACTTTGTATTTGGCTTCTAATGGGGCAACTGGTAGCAGAACGCTGGCTCAGTTTGGTGTAGCAACAGCGTTGAAAGTTACTAGCAATGTGTGGATCATTTCTGGCACAAATCTGACATGACAGGCATCCTACAAGCATTGTTGATGGCAGCACCTGCCGCCGGAGGTGGCGGCGGCGGCTTAACCATCATTGAAACCTTCAACGCTACTGCTAACTGGACTTGTCCAGATAATGTCACGCAGGTTGACTACTTAGTGGTGGCGGGTGGAGGTGGTGGTGGTCATGGTGCTGGCGGTGGAGGTGGCGCTGGTGGATTTAGAACTGGCACTGGGTTTTCTGTAACGGCTGGAACTACTTATACGATAACTGTTGGTGGTGGTGGCGCGTCACCCGCTGGTGGCCCTGGAGTAAATGGCAGTAACTCAATATTTTCTACTATTACATCAACAGGTGGTGGGAAAGGTGCAACATCAACAGCTGGTGACTCAGGTAACGGCGGTTCTGGTGGCGGCGCGTCTTATGGTGCAACCACAACTGTTGGCAATGGCAACACTCCTAGTACATCGCCATCTCAAGGTAATAATGGCGGTCAAGCTGTAGCTGCGCCTTTCTATGGCGGCGGTGGAGGCGGTGGAGCTTCTGCTGTTGGACAAAACGCAACTAATTCTCCTGCGCCAGGCAAATCGGGTGATGGTGGTAATGGAACTGCGTCAACAATCAGTGGCTCATCAGTTACTTATGCTGGTGGTGGTGGCGGTGCTGGAACAAGTCAAGGTTCCGTGGCTGGCACTGGTGGTGCTGGTGGTGGTGGAAATGGAACAACAACCACTCCGGCTGGTGCAGGAACTACAAATTCTGGTGGTGGCGGCGGTTCTACTCACACAGGAACATCTGGCGGTGCGGGCGGCTCTGGCGTAGTCATCATTAAGTACACAGCACCATCTAGCAATGTACTCGTTTTCAAAGGCTCATCCCGTTGGACTTGCCCAACAGGTGTGACTAGCGTTGACTACTTGGTAGTTGCCGGTGGTGGTGGTGGCGGCGGTTCAAGTTCCGGCACTCAAGCAGGAGGTGGTGGTGGCGCTGGTGGATTTAGAACTGGCACTGCATTAGCGGTAAGCGCGGGGACTGTTTATACGATTACTGTAGGTGCTGGTGGTGCTGGTCTTGCTGCAAATACGCCAAGCGCTGGTAATCCAGGTTCTAACTCTGTGTTTTCAACAATTACTTCTGCCGGTGGTGGCTTTGGTGCATACGCATCAGGAAATGGAGGCAACGCTGGTTCTGGGGGCGGTGGCGCTGCCGGTTCAACTGGTGCGGGTAATGGGGGTACAGGTAACACACCATCCACAACCCCATCACAAGGAAATAATGGTGGTGATGGCATCGGAAGTAGCAATGGAGGAAGGGCTGGCGGTGGCGGCGGGGCTTCTGCAGTAGGAGGAAATGGAACCTCCTCTCCTAGCAAAGGCGGCGACGGGGGCGCTGGTACAGCATCATCTATTTCTGGCGCTTCTGTCACCTATGCTGGCGGTGGCGGCGGTGGCAACTCACATAGCACTGGTGGTGGCGGTGGCGCTGGTGGCGATGGTGGTGGTGGGATTGGTGGGTCTGATGCCGCACCAGCGGTTTTGCCAACATCAGGAACTGCAAATACTGGTGGGGGAGGTGGTGGTGCTACCTCTACTACTCAAGCCTCTGGCGCAGGTGGTTCTGGCATAGTAATTATCAAACTCAACTCATAATTATGAAGAAAATCTACAGGTTTTATGGCATCGACGTAGCAATGCAAATGTTGCGTCCTAATGCCAAGTGGGAAATTTCTAATAATGTGTTTACCCGTTGGGATGATCCTCGCCCATGTCCGTCGATGGAAGAAGTTTATTGGGTCATGGAAAAGATTAAAGAGTTTGAGGAAAGCATCCCGACGATTTGGTTGCCAGAACAGTTAGAAGCTATGGGTGCAAAAGAAAAAGAGTTTGAGGAAGTTGCCGCATGAATATGCACCATCTATTTCCAACACCTGTTGGGATGTTTGATCTAAACCGTGAATTAACGGATGAAGAACTATTGTTTGTTCGCGGTCAAGAAACTAGACCGAATGACGGAAATACAACTAGCGTTAATAATTTTGTATTGCGCGATTCGGTAATGACTTCCTTGCGCGGTTGGATAGAGGATTGTGTCGCTGAATACTTCAAAGCGACAAGCAACCCAAAGCATGACGTACACCTACGGATTACGCAAAGCTGGTTCAACTATTCTGAACAAGGTCAGTTTCATCACAAACACGCTCATCCGAACAGCTTTGTATCAGGGGTCTTTTATTTCAATACTAACCCTGATGACCGTATTTATTTCTATCGTTCTGGTTGGCAGCAAATTAAGTTTCCACCTGAAGATTGGAACTTATACAACTCGGAAAGCTGGTGGTTTGAGGCCATTAAAGGGCGGTTAATTCTGTTTCCATCGTCGCTAGAGCATAACGTGCCAACAGTACAAGGTGATGATGTCAGGATAAGTATGTCGTTCAACACATTCCCTGTTGGCATAGTTGGCGATGAAATGCAATTAACAGGTTTGAAACTGGAGGCGTAATGGCACACTTTGCTGAATTAGATGCTAATAATGTAGTGCTTCGCGTTATCGTTGTTGATAACAAAGATACGGCAGATGCTAATGGGGTTGAGAAAGAATACATTGGTACAGCCTTCTGTGAGCGTTTGTTTGCTGGAACTTGGAAACAGACTAGCTATAACGGCAACATCAGAAAGAATTACGCTGGTATTGGTTATGCCTATGATGGTCAGCGCGATGCTTTTATACCGCCGCAACCGTATCCTTCATGGATACTGGTAGAGGAAACTTTGCAGTGGACTGCGCCAGTTCCGATGCCTACTGACGATCAAATGTATTCGTGGAACGAATCAGCACAGGCTTGGGAGGTGCAAAATGGGAATTAACGCTTTTACCAAGACTGGCAATACGGTGGTCTTTACCGCTGCTACAACTGCCCCAACTCCGGTTCAGTGTTCCTCTACTACCTTGGGTGGCAACCAATATCGCGTTATTAACGCAGGTACTGGCATTGTATTTTTAGGTTATGGCACGACCGCAGATGCGGCTAATACCGCAGCCACAGCAGTAACCAGCACTCAGCCAGCGTTTCCATTGTTGCCAAGTACGGATGAGATATTGACCTTTGTGCCAAATGCTTACTTTACTGGAGTGACATCATCAGGCACGGCAGTTGTGTACATCACACCTGGCGACGGTCTATAAGGAGATATCATGTTAAAAGTCGCGGGAGGAGTTGGCGGGGGCGGTGGCGTAACGTCTGTTAACGGTCAGACAGGCGTTGTCGTTTTAACTGCGGCTAACGTAGGCGCAACACCAAACACGACTTTTGTTTTAACTAGCGGTTTACTGTCGGGTGGCGGTCAGCTTACTGGCAACGTCACAATTACGCTAGACAGCGTTCCTGTGGCAAACGTAACAGGTGCTGTGCCAAATACAGTCAATGTTATTGCTGGTACTGGCATATCAGGCGGTGGTGCGCTAACCGGCAACGTCACTATTAACCTGGCAAACACAGCAGTGACCGCAGGAACTTACGGTACTGCAACTCAGGTATCGCAAGTTACCGTAGATGCACAGGGCAGAATCACTAGCGCTTCTAATGTAGCCATTGCTATTGCTAATAGCGCTGTGTCTGGCCTTGGCACGATGTCTATTCAGAATGCCAATGCAGTTACGATCACTGGCGGCGATGTTACGGCTAATGTAACGTCTAATAACGTCAACTTTACTGGAACTACGGCTGCGAGTGCCACATTTGCAACGTCCAGTTTGCCGTTAGTTCCTGAAGGCTACATTACTATTCAGATTGGCGGCGTAAATAAGAAAATTCCTTACTACGGGGTCTAAATTGGAAGGCCAAATGCTATTTAACATCATCGTTGGTATAGCAGCATTCTTTGGTGGCTGGACATTGAACAGCATCACTAGAATGTTGAACCGTATTGACGATGATATTCGTGATTTACCCCACCTTTACGTCACGAAAGAGGACTACAAGACCGATATTTCTGATATCAAAGGTATGTTGAGCAAGATTTTCGACCGTTTGGACGGGAAAGCTGACAAAGCATGAACATGGAAACTCTTAGCATCGTCAAATTTGGCGACAAGGATTCGCTAGGAGAGTTTTTGTTCGAAAACGGGATGCAACACAGGTTATTTCAGCAAACATTCATGGATGCTGGCTTTACCGTGCCTATTTACCCCCTAATGGAGGCTGATTTAGACAATTTGGATGACTGGTTGCAGGTTCATCAGGACGAACACCAGGCTTTTGCCAACCTTTTAGGTCTAAATAACCCGTTTAATTTGCTTGATACGGACTGGAATCGAGAAGAAGATTTCTATGATTGGATAGCCAGTCACCTTTATATTCACGAACAGATTGTTGCTGCCTTAGAACTGGAAAACTAATCATGGAACTTCCACCCCAAGCAAATAGCAATGTTGCGATGCAACAAAACGCAGATGTGATGCAAGCCATGCAAGGTGGCGCTAGCCCGATGAGCAATCCTCAGGTTCAGCAAGCACAGCAGATGCTGACGCAAATGATGCAAGAAACGGGATTGTCGCCAGAACAACTAAAAGAGTTGGGAAAGCTGGCAGAAATGACGATTCAGGACAAGCAAGCCTATCCTATGTTTCTAGATCGGTTAAGAAAGTTTGGCCTGGATGACGCTGAAGGTATGCAAGGTGATATTGATTACCAAGCGCTTGCCGTGTTTGCAACTGCTGCGAAATTGATCTAAGGAAGAAACGACATGGATGCTCAACAGCACGTTGCCAGACTGTTCTTACGGGATTTGGGTCGCCAGCCAGATGCGGCAGGACAAGCCTTTTGGGAACAGAGAGCGAAAGAAGTTCCTCCTGCCCAACTGAATGTTGAGTTTCGAGAAGCTGCAAAAACAGAAAACCCACAAGCCGGTCAGCCCCGTGGTAGTGGCATGGGTACTGATCCCTTTTCGACAATCGCGCTTCCTGGAGAATCGGGCTATACACCAGATAGAAAAACCAACTTCTTCCAAGCGTTAGCGCCATTCATTGTTCCGATCATTGGCGCTGTGGCTCCGGCGTTACTTCCTGCTATTGGGTCTGCGTTAGGCGCAACAACAGCAGCGGGGGCGGCAGCGCTTGGTGCTGGCGTTGTTAATGCTGGTGTAACCGCTGCGGCGGGAGGTACTGGTTCTGACATTTTGAGAGCAGGTCTTGCGGCTGGCGCTGGTACTTACGCCGGTACTATGGCAGGTCAAGCGGTTCAGGGCGCTCAACAAGCCGGTAATCTCAGCGGAACCATCGGAGGTAGCGCTGCATTACCTGCTGCTGCTGCTGGTGCTGTTGGTTCTGGTACAGGAACATTGATCCAAACGGGTGACGTTGGACAGGCGGCATTGGCTGCGCTTGGTGGTGGCGCTGGACAAGCCGCAGGTTATGGCGCACTGGATTTGGTTCCAGAGGGAACAAATAGAACACTTGCATCCGGCATATCTTCAGCGCTCGGCGGCGCTACAGAGGCAGGAATTACTGGTCAAGACATTGGGTCAAGCGCACTTTTAAGCGCTGCAACTGGTGCGGGTCAAGATTACATAGCACAACAAAAGGCAAAAACCCAAACAAGCGCACTACCCCCAGGACAGCAACTAGCCAATGTTGAAGACCTGATTATGCAAGCGTATTCTGATCCTACTTCTAAAGTAGAGGTTGCGGGCATGGCGATGCCAGCGGGAGGATCGGCTTTAGCGAACGCTGTAGAAGGCAATATTGTTAGAAACATGGTTACTCAGTTGCCACAGTCCGTGCTTGATAAGATTGTTGCTAACAGTTCTACTTTGCAAAATGTACTGTCTGCAACAGAACGTCAGGCGGGAACAGCGTTAGAGAGAATTGTTAGTAGCGCAGAAGGCAGGGCGCAACTGCTTAAAGATGTGATTGCAAACACGCCTGAATTTGCTCAGAAGTACGGAAACGAAGCGACCATCAAATCTCTGCAAGATGCTGGCGCTTCTACGGCTGCTAGAACCATGGCTGGTGCTGCTGCTTTGCTTATACCTGGCAACATTGGACAGGAAACAGATGAAGAAGCGCTATTAGCAGCGCGTAGGTTGGGTGATCCCAACTTTAATCCGCTTGATGTATTGCCTGAAGTTACGGTCACGGCATCTCCGTTCGAGTGGGGTGCTGACCTAATAAAAACAGGCATAGTTAGAAAACCAGGTGATGCAACTTCTCCTCTAAATCAACCAGACGCAATTCAAGCGCTTTATGATCGCTACCTAAACCGCGAGGCAGAACAGGCTGGACGCGATTTCTGGACGCAACGGGCTACCGAAGTAAGTCCTGATCAGCTACAACGAGAGTTCGAGGAAGCAGCAAGACGAGAAGCGACTGCGACTCAAACTGGTACACAGACACAGCCAAATACTCAGACGCAAACCCAAACTCAGACGAATACGCAGACAGGAACCGGAACACCAACCCGTGTACCTACCGGCACTGGTGGCGGCAGTAGTGGGGGAACTACCGGTGGTGGGGCTGCTGGTGGTGGCTCGACATCAACCCTGACTGATCAAGACAGAGAAATTATCAATTTGACAGGTATTGCTGACGATACTGGGCCATTCCAAGAAGATCAAGCTGATCAGGGTGGAGCAGATGAAACAGCCGGTACAGATACTGGCGATTCTTCAGGGCCAAGAACTTCCGTCAGAAGAAAGAAGAAAAAGCCAAAAGGAACGGTGGCAGTTGAAACGGTTCCGCTGACTACTCTATTGGGAGCGCCTTTCCCCATGATGCCTGGTGCTAGTGCGTTAGCCCAAGCGTTGAATGTGGGTGATCCTGGCGGGTCTTACATGGACAAAAAGGGTAGAGAACGTAAGCCAGTATGGAACGTGGAATCGCTAAAACTATCAGATGAATTAGGAGGCACTGGTTATGACTAAGCAGATCGCAAAACTATTAAAGGCCACTATTCAAGAGAGTAGCGACCTTAAGCAGATTGCCAAACAGCTAGCCCAAAAGGGTCGTGGCGGCGATTCTATGCTTGTTCACATCACTCCTAGAGAAGCGTCCATGCTGAAAGATGCTGGTGGCGCTGGCACTATTAACCCTGACACGGGTCTGATGGAGTTCTACCAAGGTGAATATGATTTGATGAAATATGCTGGTTCGCCAGATATTCAAACTGGCGGCTATACAAGGGCTGAAAACTTTGGATATTCCCCAAGTGATTTTGAAGCGCCAGTTAAAACAACCACACCAAGTTTTCAGGATACCTACAGTTTAGTTCCTGACAACTACGTTCCTAATCCAAGAACGGGGGGTTACGTTTCACCTGATGCGGTGGACGCAACAAGCCCACTAGGTTTGTACAACGTGCGACCTGGAAGTACGGGGTTGAGAGCGCCAACGGGGGTGTCTGAAGGTCTTCGTATGCCACAGATTGCGGCTGCTGAATCAACACCCTTTATGCGCGGTGCTTACACTACCGTTCCAGAGGTCGAGGCAGCGCTTTCTAAGCAGCCTAGCGTGACGGAAAGAATCAAAGCTAACCTGACAAGTCCAGACACACTGGAAAAGCTAGGCATTGCTGGTTTACAAAGTCTGCCAGCGATTATCGCTGCAAGACAATCAGCAGCGCAGGGAAGACAGGCTAAAGAAGAACTACAGGCTATGGCAGCGCCTTATAAGCAGCGTGGCGAGGCTATGGTTCAGCAAGCAGAACGTGGCGAACTCACACCTGTAGAGCAGCAGCAGATACAGGCACTAAGAGCGCGTGCAGCCCAAGGTGCGGCAGGTCGTGGCGGCGTTGGCGCAGAACAAGCAGCCGTGCAAGAACAAGCCTTCCTCCAGCAACTGTTGGCAAACAAATATGACATGGGTCTGAAGATTGCCAATATTGGTGATCAGATCGCAGCCGGTGCTATTCGTACAGGATTGCAAGCAGACCAGTATGTGAATGAACTAACAAATAACTATTTCTCGACGCTTGCTAGAAGTATGGGCGGTCAGGCTCCGTTTACTCAGCCACAGCAGGGAAGGATTGTCTAATGGCAACAAGTCCTCTTAGCATGAACGTAGGTGACCCAGTAGCTAGGGCAAAGTCCAAGCCACCTGCTGCACCTAAACCGGAAACGCCTCCTGCTGCGCCCAAGGGTGATTTGGTGTCGCGCTACCAGACGTTTATGGAAGAACCGCAAGCTGAATTGAAGACAGCGATTGAGGACAAACAGAAATTTGAGTTTGCCCAAGAGCAGGATGTTGCGGCTAGGACTGCTGGAAAGGCTAGGGCGCGAGGTGAAGCGCTGGATGTTGAAAGAACAGCTATAGAAGACTCTGCGGCGATGCGCGGGTTGGCTGATGTGGATAAGCAGATGGAAGTGCCGTTCACACCGACCAAAGACAATGCGATGGATTTGGCAACACTCTACAGCCTGATTGGTGTGGTGGGGTTTGCGATTGGTGTTGGTGGCAAAGGTAATGCCCAGGCTGCTATGTCTGCGATGAATGGCATGGCTACTGGCTATCAAAAAGGTCGTATGGACTTGTACGCCAAAGAAAAAGACCTGTTCGACACTAATCTAAGACAACTTAAAACCCGTTCTGAAACACTAGGGCGTGAGTTGGAACGCATTACTAGGTTGGCAGCATATGACCGGCAGAAGGCTGAACTAGAAGCAGACGCACTGTTTGCCGAACAGGGCGCTAACTTTATGCGGGATTACAAAGCTAAGTATGGTCTGCCTAAGTCGTTAGAGTTAGCAAAGCAGAATGTTGAGGCTGCCGACAAGATGTTTCAGATTGTGATTAAACAAGAAGCAGAAGCTGAACGTCGTAGGGAAGACAAAGCATTTAGATTGCAATTAGCGGAGATGCAGGATCGGACACGCCGTGACATTGCTGCGATGAAAGATGGCGGTGGCGTTGGAGGAAAGCCTCTAAGTGAAAAACAAGTTAAAGATGTTGCAGGATTATCGTCGTTGGCAAATGATTTGCAAAAACTAAAGTCAGAATTTAAGCCTGAGTACGCTAGTTTAGGTTTACTTGGTTTTGGTGCTGATTTGTCGCTAGAGTCAAAACGTAGATTATCTGATCCAGAAGGTCAAAAGGCAGCTGCATGGTGGGCTAGGTATAACTTGCTGCAAGCACCTAACCGTCACGCATTATATGGTGCGACACTTACCGGCAATGAGTTGCAGAACTATCGTTCATTCACCACAAACCCTGGAGATGATCCTAATTATGTTCTGAATAATCTTCAAGAACAGATCAACTATTCTGTCGGAACATCACAAAGACGCGCAGATTTCTTGCGAGATTCTGGATATCGCGTTCCTCAGATTCAAGCTCCTGGATTCTTGGATACTTATCAAAGTGGCAGTGCGATGCCTACACCTCCTGCTGGAAATGTTGATATTTCCACAGAAAGAAAAAATGCAAATGCCGCAATACAACAAGGCGCTGATCCAGCAAAGGTAAAAGAACGATTTAAGAAAAACACTGGTCAGGAGTTATAAATGGCTGATGGTTACGAAGATTTGGTTCCCACCTCCAAAACTGATCGCAGTCAAGGTGGTAGCAAAGGTGGTGGTTATGAAGACTTAGTTCCAGAAAAGTCTTTTGGGGAAAAGTACGTTGAACCAGTAACCGATGTCATTAACAGATCATTAGTTGCTGGAACTTTAGGTGCGCCAGCAGACATTGGTGCTATGGCCTTACGTCCATTTGGATACAAAGACGAACCGTTTTTAGGGTCTGAATACATAGGTAAGCAAATGGAAAAGGCTGGCATGGTCAGCCCTAAACGTCGCCCATTAGCTGAGTTGTTAACAAGTTTTGCGCCACTTGGTGCTACTAGTGTCGTAGGCGCTGGTCGTTATGGCGCTGGTCTTATCAAGCGCAGTCTTGGTCGAGATGTAACAAAAGAAGCAGAGGCAGTTAAAAAAGCAACCGCAGAACGCTACGGAGCGCCAATTTCAGAGGCAGAACGACAAAGAGAACGTGCTGCGGGCGTAGTTAGCCAAATGGAAAGACAACCTGTGGTTGCTGCTGAACGCGCAGCTAAAGCGCCATTAACAGCACAACAACAAGCTGCTCAACTTCAGGCGCAAGTTAGACAGCCTGTTCGAGAGGCTGCGGGTGCGCGGCGAGTTCAAGCAGAGCAGAGTGCGGCTAGAGCAGATCAACTTGCAGAACGCGCTGAACAACAAACACTTGCGGCACAGCAAGCAGTCAGCGCCTTAGAGCAACGGATGCTTGCACAGCCTAGTATTCCTGTGGAAGTGTTTGGGCAAGAAATACGAAACGTCACAAAAACGCTTAACAAAACTTTAATTGACGCGAGAAAAACTGAGTCTGGTCTTGGAGGAATTATTCAGGCTTCGGGTGATACGCCGACTGTTAGCACGTTAGGTTTGATAACCCAAGCGCAGGAAATTGGCAAAAAGTCACGAAATCCGCAAGTCAAAGCAATGATGGCAGAGATTGAGTCTTTGGCAAAAACGGGTGATGTGGATGCCCTGAGTTTGTATTCGGCTGATTCACTCCGCAAATATCTTAGCAAAGACATTATCAATAAATTCTTTCCTCAGACGGGTGCAGATCAAGAAGTCTTGCGTGGATTGAAATCGTTGCGCGGAAACTTGATTCGCCAAATGCCACAAGATTACCGTCAGGCATTGGGTCGGTTTAGCAGTTTGTCTAGGCCGTTGGACATTATGGAACGGCAGGGTGGATTGAAGCGCGTTCTGGACATTGATCCCATTAGTGCGGCTGAAAAGTTGACCGAAGCACAAGTAGTTGGCGAGGTCATCAACAAGGCAAAACTTGGGAATCCGGTATTTAGTCGATTGCTAGAGTCGAGTCCAAACCTGCGTGAGGCTGCGCGTCTGCACTTTACCCGTGATTTGTTTGGTAAAGAGGTTGTTCCATCCGAAGCTGCTTTTCGAACTTGGTTGCAAAGTAATGAACGTCCGTTGCGTCAATTAGGTTTGTACGACGAGTTTAAGAGCCTTAAATCATCAAGAGAGGCCGCACAACGCGCTGTTGATGATGCCAAATTGTCTGAAAAGGCGGCTGGTGTGGTTGCTAAAGAAACCGGCAAGGAGGCTGAACGCGCCAGAAAACTGAGCAAAGAAAGTGAGCGTCGGCTGCAAGAGGCGCTCGGCACGGCTGCACCGCCAACACAACGTCCAGGCGAATCGCTAGCAGAGGCTTTGAGAAGAACTAGAACGGGTGAGAAAGCAGCACCGATTCAGACATTCATTCAAACCAGAGAAAAACAGGCAGAAGCGGTTAGGTCATTAACTAAGATGCAAGATGATGTTAATGCCGCAAAAACAGCAACAGACATCCAAAATTCAGTTGCCAAAGCAGCTAAAGATTTGTTAGATCGCGGCATTATTGATGACGCTGGTTACAGAACAATGATGCGAGATGTTGCCAAACTAGAAGATTTAGTTCAGGCAAGAACTCAAGCCAGAAAAATTCTCGGTTATTTTGCTGGTGTTGCTGGTGTAGGGTTTTTGGGTCGCAGAGCAGTAGAATCTATTGCAGGGAGTCAATAATGCCGTTAAAGAAAGGTTTTAGTCAGAAGACTATTAGTAAGAACATAAGTCGTGAGGTGAGGCGTGGCAGACCGCAGAAGCAAGCGGTGGCTATTGCCTTGAGTGTAGCTAGAAAAGCCAAGAAAGGTAGAAAATGATGCGTCAAACTAGACCCCAAGAAGCAGGTGTAGGTGAAGTAACGCCACCACCAACCATGATCAAACCGATGCGTAAGATGCAGCGTCCACAGCAGCAAATGCAGAAACGCAAGGCAAAGAGATGAAGAAGCAGAAGGGGATAAATCCACAGCTAGAGGATGCTATTAGTCAATTACTAACATCGACTATGAGCGACCCGATGGCTAGTCTGACCGACAAAACCAAGATTCTCGACAGAGCGTTAAAACTTGAGCAACTAAAGGCAAGGATTACCGACGATGATTGGGGTGCTGGCTTTGCGTCAGATGATGACGAGTAGTATGATATGAGCATCCATTATTTAAGGGGATATTTGTATGGATGCTATTCAACTGGTAAGGCTGGCTTTGAGCGTCATCAGCGAGAGATTGTTGGTGATTTTGGCGATGTGCCTGAATTTCGCCCTCGCTTGCTGGACAATGTGGGGATTGCAGTGGGAGAGGCTGGTAGCGTTAGCCGTGTTTGCGCTGTTCAGCTTCCTTTTGATAAAGATGGAAAGGATTAAAGATGCGCGACAAGAAAGACCTAACCCTCAAGAGTAGCGTTCCAGGCGCTGAAGAACTCAACTACAGCCAAAAATACGCGAAAGCAATCCGTCCTCAGAAACCATCTGATGCGACAGAACGATATCAGAAGTGGCAACCAGGTCAAGTGCCTATGGGCGGCTTCCGTTCGACCTTGTGCTTTGATGATAGCTACAACAGCAAAGAAAGCCCGACTTCTGGCGGTGGCAAGAAGGTGTACTGATGGGGATTATGGCCTTCACCCCTATGGGGAACACAGTGACGTTCACCGCAGCGGTGTCGCCGCCTACGGCTGTTCTGTCTACTTCTAGCATTATCGGCGCAACTCAGTACCGTATTCATAACCAAGGCAATGTAGTTGTCTATCTTGGTTTTGGAACTACAGCGGCTGCTGCTGCAACTATGGCTAACACTACGGTCAACGGATCAGTACTGACCTTGATGCCAAACTCGGTGGAAGTCTTTACCCTGAACTCTAACCGTTACTTTACTGGCGCAACTGCCACCAGCACTGCTGTTGTCACGATTGTGTCGGGGGATGGTGTCTAATGTTGCGAACTGCCGGTGGTCTGATAATCAATAACACGACTCAGTTTGCTGGCTATTACGGGTCGTTTTACAGTTCCATAACACAGTCAGATGGTGTTAACACGCCAACCCTGCTGTACTGTGAAAACACGGCAGATGCCAGCGGTGTTTCTATGGAACTAGGAACCAGCAATAAGAAATCTCGCATGACCTTTGCTAACGCTGGAACCTACAACATCCAGTTCTCAGCACAGGCGCATCACCAGGGTGGCGGCGGCTCTGGAAGCACCATCAATATCTGGTTTCGTTTGAACGGCACTGACATTGCTAACTCTGACACCAGGCTAACCATCTCCAGCAGCAGCCCTTATCAGGTCGCGGCATGGAACTTCATTGTGTCTGTCACGGCAGGTCAGTACGTTGAGATGGTGTATTCGTCAGACAATGCTAACGTCGAGTTTTTGGCAGAACCGTCTGCAACAAGTCCGGTTGTTCACCCTGCTATTCCATCTATTATCATGACAGCGCAACAGATAAGATAATGTTCACAGGGGAGCTGGAGAGGCAAAATGATTGTCGAGATTGCTACAGCAATTTCACTGATCAAAGGTGCTAAACAAGCCTTTGATGTAGCAAAAGAAGCATTTGATGAGATTAAGGAATGCGCTGAAGCTGGAAAGTCTGCCCATGATTCATTGAGCGCACTGACCAGCTTTTTTTCTGCCGCTGGCAAAGCAGAAGAAGGAATATCTAAAGCCAAAGAATTACAACAAAACCCGCCGGAGAATGTGCCGGAGGATAAGCGCAGTGACTATGAGATCGTAATCGACATGATGGTTGCTGAAAGGCAGCTAAAGCAGTTTTATGTTGAGTTACGAGAGATGTTTACTTACCAGTTCCAAGAACCTGGGTTATACGACGAGTTCATGGAACGATTGCAAAAGCTGCGTGATGGTAGACGCAGAGCAGAAACAGAGAAGTTGCTGCACAAGAAAGCGGTAGAGATGCAAGCGCGTCGTAAGAAGCAGGAGCATCTTGAGGTTGTGTTTCACTTGGTTGGTGGCGCAGTCGTTATATTTATCGTCGTAGCATTTGCCTGGGCAATGCTCTGGATGGTTAATCAAAAGGGAGCGTTCTAATGTTGCCGTTACTTGCCCCAATACTTTCGCAGCTTGCTGGCGCTGGTATGCAGAAGGTGGCTGATGCCGTGATGGATAAAGGTTTAGACGCAGTAGAGTCAAAGCTAGGTGTCAAGCTAACCCCTAATGAGGATGGCATCCTTGATCCTTCCATGTTAGCCGAGGTAGAAGCAGCCGCCATGAAACACGCTGAGTTTATGGCTGAACTGGATCAGAAAGATAGAGATAGTGCTAGGGCGAACCGTATTGCTATCGTGACCAACAAAGATGTTCCTTGGTGGGAAAAGGCGGTAATGCCTTTCCTGGCTATCTTTACTGTGGTTGCAACCTTTTCCCTTGTGGGCATCCTCTGCTTTGTAGAGATTGCTGATTCGCAAGAGCGTATTGTGATCTTTGTCTTAGGCTTTGTGACTGCGGTGGCAGGTCAGGTGCTGAGTTTCTACTTCGGTTCCTCTCAAGGCTCCAAAGACAAAACTGACGCGCTGAAGAAATGAAGCTGTCTGAACACTTCTCCCTGGAAGAACTGACCGTTAGCGAAACGGCAGCACGAAAGGGTTTGGATAACACGCCAGACAATGATGCTCTGTTTGATCTGAAGCGGCTGGCCTCGTTCCTGGAAGATGTTAGGGCAGCAGTAGGTAAGCCACTACGCATTAACTCTGCTTATCGTGCGCCCGAAGTCAACTCTAGCGTTGGTGGTAGCAAGACCAGCCAGCACTGCAAAGGACAGGCGGCAGACATCAGGGTGACCGGCATGACACCCGATCAAGTAGTACAGGCCATCATTGCAGCCAAGCTACCCTTTGACCAGGTGATCAGAGAGTTTGATAGTTGGACGCACGTTAGCATTGCCCCTAAAGATAAACGCGCCCGTAAGATGGCGCTTATCATTGATAAGAAGGGAACCCGTCCTTATGCCCCAAAAAAATCCTAGTCTGTCTGTTGGGAGAGGTGAGAAGCTATCTGTGAAAGCAGGTGGTGGTCTGACCGCTAAAGGTCGCGCCAAGTACAACCGTGCCACTGGTAGCGATTTGAAAGCCCCTACCAAAGACACCTCAAGCCCCCGCCACAAGTCTTTCTGTGCGCGGTCGAAGTCCTGGAAGGGTGAGCGCGGCAAGGCGGCTAGAAGACGTTGGGGTTGCCGGTGAGTCATCCTCAGCAAATGGAGTTTGTTGCCAGCCTCAAGGAAAAGTTTCCTGATCACTTCATACGCAAGGAAGTGCTGGAAGTGGGTAGCCTGAACATCAATGGCTCAATAAGACAGTTCTTCGAACAATGCACCTATGTTGGGATTGATCTTGGCGAAGGACGCGACGTTGATGTGGTGGCTAGAGGCGAAGACCTCGCCTACCCTGATAATAGCTTTGACGTTGTGGCAAGCTGTGAGTGTTTTGAGCATAATCCTGAATGGGTAGCGACACTCAAGAACATGATCAGAATGGGCAGCAGCTTGGTGTTCTTTAGCTGTGCCACCACTGGCAGAGCAGAACACGGCACACGGCGCTCGAACCCGCATGACGCACCCTTCTGTGGTGACTACTACCGGAACCTGACAGAGGAAGATGTACGGCAGGAAATAGATTTGTCAGTATTTAAGGAATACCAATTTACAACCAATGATACGTCGCACGACTTATACTTTTGGGGAATCAAATGAAGCCAGGACTGTACGCAAACATCAATGCCAAACGTGCCAGGATCGCATCAGGTAGTGGAGAACAGATGCGGAAGGTAGGGAGCAAGGGCGCTCCCACCGCAGCCGCTTTTAGGCAAAGTGCAAAAACAGCAAAAAGGCAATCAAAGCGATAAGGATGGTTAGACCCATCCCTATCAACCCGCCAGCGATAGCGTAGAGAATCATTCCTTTGCGCTATTGCTAGGCAGGTAACTCCTGATCTTCGCAATGCTCCAATCTGTTGCGTCATGGATTAAGAGAATCTGGTGCGCTGTGAATGGTGTCTTGCCATTGCGTAGCTTGCTCACCATTGATGGCTGCACCTCTAAGTACAGCGCCAACTCCCTATCGTTCTTCAAACGAAACTCATCCTTGATCATGTCAAGGAGTTCGTTCTCTTTCATAAACTCTTTTTTTACCATGTTGTTCTCCTTATGGTGCTGGCGTTAGTGCGCCTTCAAAGACATAGGTTCCAACGTGCGCTAGATGCGCCCAGGGTGCTGCGTGAACTTTACCGCCAGCCTCCCGCCAAATGCGGCAGAAGTGATAATCCTCTGACAGTAGCCGGTTCGTGCCTGGTTCGATACTGGTTGCAAAGAACTCTTTGATCTCATCAGCCTTGATGTTGCCAGCAAGGTCAGTGACATCATTGGTATAGCTTGGCACTGAGTCAGCCAACTTCTCAAAGACTTCCCGCTTGATGATCATGAAGCCTGTGCCGCCATTCCAAATCTCTACAGGCTCACCAACCGGCACAGTAACCTCGCCTGAGTAACCCACCAGGTTGACCACAAAGCTACCTGTGTGCCATTTCAGTTCTTCTGTAGATACTCCAGCTTCTACGGCTCGGCTCACGTTATGCCAGTTGATTTCTTTCTTAGGGTAGATGCCACAGATAACATCCTTGTCGGCATCCAGCATAGGAAAGACATCAGCAGGATTGAAGCGTATGTCAGCATCAATGAAGAACAAGTGAGT